TAGGTCTTGGATATGAATGCTCTGTAGCACCACCATCCTTTGTACAAGTAAATGTTAGTGAGTTATCTTCAATTAAAACATAGTCTCCAACATTAAATCCATGTCCATTCTTAGTAAGAGTTAAAACACCAGTTGTTTTTGCATAATTGGCATTGGTTGGTGTGATAGTAGAACAACCAACAAAACCGTGTGAAGCACTTGTTACCTGCATCCATCCTGTTGCTGGATTGTAATCAGCATCAGTAACATTTTTCTGTGTAGATCCAGTAAATGCAGCACCTGCAGTTGCAGTTACGAACTTATGCTTATTACCAGCAACTTTAGCAGTAACTACACCACCATATCCACCTCCTCCACCAGCACCAACATTGACACGAATTAAATTACTTGAAACTGCATCTATGCCCAATTCCTTTCCAGATGCTGGATCTGTAGAACGTGGATATGTATGTTCTCCAAGATGATTATCTCTAGAACATGTAAATGTTAATGAATTATTCGCTATATCTACTGTATTATTTGCTTTCTTAAGGCAATCTACAGCAACAGATTGATTTGTTTGGAATGCGTGAGTATAATTTCCACCAGAGATTACAGCATTAGGATTAGCAGATACAAATGTATGTTGTGTTGTATTTGTGGAAGGTATTGTAGTTAATACTTGTAATGTAATAGTTGTATCAGTTACAGATTCAATATTAATAGCAGTATCATAGAATGGATCTGTAGAACGTGGATAGAACTTAGTTGTTGCATTATTATCCACATCACAACTAAATCCAATAGATTCATTAGCAAGTTTAACACTAGTACCTGGTTTTAATGAATGAGATCCAATAGTTAATTCCATTAAACCTGTAACAGGATCATAATCTGCATCTGTTACATTAAAGTTTACTATAGGTGATGATCCAACATCAATAGTAAATGTATCAGTAGCAACGTTGGATATTTGCATCCACTTATTGCTAATTGGATCATTTGGTCTTGGATAGGTTTTATTTACAGTACTTCCATCCATTGCACACTTGAATGTTAAGGAATTGTCCTTAATTTTAACATAGTCGCCATTAGAGAAGTTATGACCAGTAATAGTAATAGTTAAAATACCAGTAGAAGCAACATAAGATGCATTTTCTACAGTATGTGTAGTTGCTGCTTGTAAATTATGAGTACCAATTGTTAATAGTAAATCACCAGTTGAAGAACTATAAACTGCTTCTGATGGTGTAAATTGTGTACCTGTATTTGCAGTAATAGAATTATTTGTTGAACCTACAAACTTATGAATATATTCAGTATCACTAACACCTATGGATACTGGATCACGATAACCAGAACCTGTATTTAAATCATTATAGAATTCAAATAAATCACCACCACCTTGATAAACATGTGGAATAGTACATACACCAGCCTTAACTTCAACAGATCTTTCTGATATTATTCCAACTAAAGATAATGCACGATCATCATCGTTGAATATAGTTGTTGTTACACCAGCATGCTCTGTAGAACATTTAAACTCCAAATTCTCTAACTTAACAGTTTTTGGTTCCCCAAGAGATAACCCATGAACTTCATTAGTTGTAACTGTAATAATACCAGTTATATGACTATATGAAGCGGTTTGAATACCTAAACTTACACCTGAAGAAGTTCCAATACCAACTATTGAATCAAGGCTATTATCAGCAGTATCTTTAAATGCTTGAACTAATGATCCCTTAAGTGGTGCATATCCTAAACCTGAAGTTGATCCTAGAGATACAATGATACCACCTCTTGGTAACTGGTTTTGATTGATATCAAACTCAGATTGCATCATAGTTCCATTTTCAGAACTAATTCCAGTAAATACTACACTAGAAATACCTGCATTTGTACTATCAAATTCATAATTATTTCCTGTATTATTAACAGTTAATGGTGTTTGGAATACTCCATTAATGAATAATATACCATTTCCAATACCAACACCAGTATCTGTATTAGCACCACCAACACTTAAGGTATAAGTCCTTCCAATACCAGTGAAACTATCTGAAATATCATCAAATACCATATTGGTATCATAATCACTTCTAGTAAACGTTCTTCCATTAAATTCTGCCTTAACATATGGAAGATTAGTTAAACTTCTTCTTTCTCTAGTATTTCCTTTAGGTGGATCTAAGAACCAGACTGTACTATCAACAATATTAAATGATCCTCTATGAACTCTAGCAAGAGCACCATCTTGGTGAGTTGTTGCACCTATTCCCAATGATCCCCTAGCAACACTAACAACAGGAATAGTTGAAATTCCTAGAGCAGTATTTTCTGCATCATCAATAGTTCCATCAGAAACACTAGCAAATCCAACTTGCTCAACCTTCATATATTCAGATCCAACTTTTAATACGTCTCTTGGTTGAACAGAACTAATTCCACTAAGAGCAAATTGTGTTATTCCTATACCAATAGCACCATCTAAAGTATGTTCTATAGTTGTATAAGTAACTGGTTGTTGGATAATACCATCAAGACCGATAACAGTTTTACTTAACTTCTTGGTCATTTCCAATCTATGAGCGTTTCCTTCTCCAACTCCCGTAAAGGTTATTGGTGATCCACCAGACACATATGATTTCTGACTGTATAATTGTATTCTATTCTCATCCACAACCTTAGCATATACTGTAGATGGCATTAACGTTGTTAAAATACCAGCATTATTTGCAGTAGATCCAATTGATACTGGAGTTGCACCTACACCAATAAATGTTGAATTTGCAGTATATGTTAATTCTTCACCAGTATTAAAGAAATGATTTGGAATAGTACATATACCTGAAGAATTTGGAAGAACACCTATAGCATTTGTATCTGAAGGATTAAAGGTCTTACTATAAATTGGTACACCTTCATGCTTAAGATCAAAATTAACTTTATTTGCTCTTGATCCATTCATTCCATCATATGCTGATAAGAATAATTTTTCAGTAACTGCACCAATATCAAGATCTGGTGGGGTATTTTCAAAATCACTAGCAGTATAGAATATCTTACTATATGCTTGAATTTCTATTAACGAATCAAATTCAGAATCTGGATAGAATTTAAGATTAATATCATCTCCTGAAATTTCTCCACCAAATGTACCTAATCCTGTTGTAGAACCAGCAGATACAAATGGATATTGTACTGTAACTACATCATCAACATCTCTTAATGTAATTAATTGATGAACAGCAGATGTTTCTCCACAAGAAACTCTAATAAGAGACTTAGAACTACTATCAATAGTTTTATCAAGAGTTGTGAATGTTATTCCTATTCCTGGATTATGATCACTTGCTAAAGTTGATTCATATCTTGCACTTCTTTCAGCACCTGCTGGTTGTCCAGGAAGGCTGTACCTATAAACACTTGTTCCTGCTGTAGTTGTTCCTAAACCAACTATATTTGCTTGAAGTGTAAGTTTTGTATCTCTTTCATTTTCAAAATCTAGTTTTATATTTCCTGATTCATATCTTGCCGTAATAATACCTAACCTACTTGAACTATAATTTATTGATACAGTATCTACATAATTTTCTGCTATGTAAGTATTTGTTCCGTCAAAATCAACAATAACTTCACTATAATTAACTTCCCTTGTAATATCATCTTGAACTAAAATATTAGCCTGTAATGCATTGAAATCATTTTCAGAGAATTGTGCTATTGTTGTTGTATTAAATCCAACAGTGGTACTTGCAATTCCAACATTAGAAGATTTAAGATCAATATGTCCTATTGATTGAGTTTCACTAGTTGCTAAATCTGTATTAAAATCAATTTTAAGAACTTTAATATCATGATCCTTTTCATATTTTTCTGTTGGTTCAAATCTTAAAGTTTTTCTATTAGTGAAATCACAATCAGCAATAAAATCACCTAATTTATTATTTGTAAAATCTGTTGTTTTTTCAAATAGAATTGCATCAGAAGTTTTGGTTAATACAACAACTTCACTAAGTTGTGTATCAAATGTATCTGGATCAACTATTTGAACAATATAATTTGCAAATAAACCATCAACTTCTTCAATTTCCGTAAATGTATCCTGCAATCCCTTGCTTGAGAATTTACCACTAATATCATCATGTTGTAGTGCCCTATTTGATTTACACTTAGTATAATCAGTTAATATTAGATTTTCAAATTGTAAATACTTTGATCTTAAAGGATTAGTTCTTGAATCATAATCAGTTGTTAGATCAAGATTATTAATAGTATCAACTCTATTCACATCATTCATTACATCCAATATTAAAACTGGAGAAGAACTATGAGTAGATGATATTCCTGCAGGAACGCTAGAAGATATTCCTACATCTGAGAAATTCTTAAGACCTGATGGATGAACTATACGATTTACTGGATCTACAGATTTTTCCCATTCTATAGGACTCTTAACAGAATATGAAAGATTTTGATAATAATCATTATTTGGAATAACCTGATAATCATCATTTAATTTTCCTATATTATCCAACCAACCATAATCTTGGCGATTTGAATATGATATATTGAATTTTGCTTTATTTTCTATAAAACTAGTTACACTAGCAGAAACATCAGTAACTTGACCTTTAATTATATTATTTTTTTGTAACTGGAATAATCCATCAACTCTAATATAATCATCTCTAGAATCAACAACAACTAAATCAGTTTCTTCAAATCCAATTCCACTATTAACCAATAATTTTTCACCAACTTGATATTCTCCTCTTTCTTGAATTGGTTCAAGAACTGGATAATTTAGTTTATTAACTATTGTTGCATATCCAGATTGGAAAGTTTTTGCAAATCCTGGATTTGTTGTTAATCCAGCAACACTATACTTCAATACTGCAGGATTTGAATTTATAAAACTTTCAACCTTAAAGAAACGGAATTCATAATCCTTAGAATTAAATCCAGTTCCTTCACTTGAAACACCAGTATTTGTATTTGCTTGTGTTCCTATGCCAGATTCTCCAACAAGTTGTATACCCTCTACAAATATTTCATCACCTGCTGCGAAAGGAGGCAATGCAAACCCAGTAATAGGTGTTTCTAATACACAAGTTACTATTCCAGAACCACTTTGCATAGAATTGATTCCTACACCGTTAGAGTTATTAACAGCAAGTAATTTATGAGTTACTGATTGTAATCCTCTAATTGGTGCAAATAATTCAACTTCCGATATACTTTGATTTGGAACTTTAGCAATTAAAGATACCTCATCAACAATTTCGTTCTTCTCTGGGTTATACAGAACTAAATCTGGAGCACCTAAGTATTCAGATCCACCATTAACAATATTAACATTCTTAATAACATCTAAATTATCAAGATTAATAATAGGTGATACGAATGCTTCTGGACTTAATGTTTTATCTGAAGAATATTCATATCCAATATCAACGATACGAACATCTTTGATTCTACCAATTGATGTGGAAACAGCTACTAAGTTAGCATTTTGACCATTTGCACTATTAACAGATACAAACTTAGGTAGTTTCTTATAATTGTATCCTTTTGATATTACTTTAAGATCTTTAATAGAACCTGTAACTGAAGTGGATCTAGTTGAATATTCAAGTTTACTACATTCATCTTCAGTATATGATAAAAACTCTGGGGTTTTATATGGAGAAATCTTAAATGTATCAGAACTTATACCAAATATTTTAAATTCACCACTATATGCACTATCAACAAAAGTTATTTCTGAGTAATTTTGTACTCCTGTATCAGATGTGCTAATATATCCATTTTTTTCTAAAGCATAATAAAGTTTTAATGGTGAAGATTCAGTATGAGAAAGAGATAAAGAAGCACCAACAAACGGTAAATCTGGTGATGTTCCAATACCAATAGTACCAAGACCTACAACATTAAAACTACTACTATCCGCAGAACTATAATATTCATTCTTAAACTGTTTATCATAGAATAATTTAAATGAGAAATTGGATAAAGTAGTGCTTGATAACCCAAATGTTAACTGTGAATTTTTAACAACTGTGATTGGTGGGTTTATTAATGATAATTTTTGATTATTACCGCCAGTATTCTGAGTAATATCTAAAGTACTTACAGGATTTACTGTTACATCAGTATAAGTTTCCCCTAATTCAACATAATCATCATTTACTTTATATGCATAATATGATCCAGTTGATAATCCAGTAGCAGAACCTTCATAAAAAACTTTATCTCCTGTCTTTAACTTATGATCTATTAAATTTAATTGATTTACCTTTACGGAACTATTTGTAAATTGTATAGGATCTACTAATAATTTCTGATACTGTTCATTCCAATTAACAGAAATAGCAGTAGTTGTTCCTATACCAACACTTATTGATGGAAGAACATTCATCTTAACTACATCATTATTTTGTAATCCATGTGTAGTTGTTTGTGCTAATCCAATCTTAGTAGTAACAGTAGAGATTATTCTATCAATATCACCAGTTACCTGTACATAATCTGATGAAATTGAATATTCAGATTCAGTAAACTTATAAGATGTTAATGCGTTAATACCATTAGAGAAGAAATATATTCCCTCACTCGTATTTGCTAAACCTGCTCTTGTAGTAACTAAACCAATATGATTTTCTCCTTTATTAATTACAAATAAAGTATCAGTATATGGTGCACCAGATTGTGGTATTGCAAATTGATTTCCTGTAGGAGAATTGCCAACATTTATTTGAGATCCATTTGGATGTTTACTTAATTTAACTTGTTGTCCAGTTTTAAATGGATGATTAGGTATGAATATAGTTCTAGTAGGTGCAAATATTGTTCTTTCAATCTCCCCTATAGGATGATCAATATACACACCACCACCAACAGTTGTACCAATACCAATTGATTTTGGTCCATTAAAATATACTAAATCATTATTTTTAGAGTCAAAATTTTCAGTTTTTACTGGTATTGAAACCTTGGTATTTAATACATCAATATTTGTTCCAAAAGTATGTGCTATTCCTATAGCAAATCTCTTAACTGTAATTGCAGAATTTAATTCATGAATATTAAGAACTTTAACAATTTCATCAGCAATTCTTAATGATCCACCAATAGAAACTGTATTTGGAATTTTAGTAACAAATATATCTTCTATTGCACCAAGTGCATTAGAATTAACTGACATAGTCTTTGCTAATCCAATACTATCGGTTTTAATCCCAACACTAAATGAATTTGTAAGATTAACAACAACTGTACTTAAACCAGAAACCGCAACAGTATCTTGATTATTTAATTCTATATTTGGAAGATGATGTGCAATAACTTCATCTGGACTATTCCAAACAAATGTTACGTCCTCAAATCTGTCCAATTGAGTATCAATTCTAGAAACACCGATACCAACTATCTCATCAACCTGTGCTCTTAACCCACTACCATTAGTATCAGTATTATCAAATTTAGTGAAATCACCAACTTTATAACCAAATCCACCATCTAAAACAGTAATATCAGTAACATCACCTGTAGTTACAGATTCAACATTTGATAATTGACGTAAAAACTCATTAGATTCAACAATAAAATCATTTTCCGCAAATTTATCACCAACTTTATAAGGTGTAGTATTTCTTAGTAAATTTGTATTATTAAAATCAAAACTATGATCAAGTGAATGATTTTCTTTAACGAACGATGATTTATAAGTTTTACCAACAAAATATGGATATGCTGGTTTAATAGTACCACTAGAAGTTTCTATACTTGCAAAGTATGCATAAACTCCATTAGGAAATTCTGGAGTTTTACAAAATCTTCCATTATGCTCATCTAAATCACCATTACCATCGTAAAAATAATCTTGAACGAAGAAACCATTATCAAATGCTAATGTTCCAGGTACGGCAACTGGTCTATTGACAACTCTTGAAGAATCAGCAACATAACCACTTGTAATAATACCTACAGGTGAGTTAATATCATCTGGATCTGTATATCCAAAAGGTCCATAAATTGGATTCCCATCATATGCCCATCCAATTATAGGAGAATGGTTTGTGGGTTCCTTAAAATTACCATTTTGTTCAACAGTAAAAGATTCTCCATAATGATCTGCTAGATCTTGATTATATCCAACAATATTAAATCCTAATGAAGTATCTCCTTGAGGATTTAAATAATAATCACCAAACCTCTTTGTATTGTTAATTGTTAAATTTCTTACTCTTGGTTCATATAATCCATTAATACCTCTTGAATCGGCATATACGTTAGTATTAGAGGCATCATAACCAATACCACCATTAATTACCAATACACTTTGCAATTTTCCATCACCAATAACTGGTTTTAGAACAGCACCATTACCAGATCCAGTTATAACTAATTTTGGTAAAGAATAATACTCTTTACCTTTACTCATAACAACAACATCAAGAATTCTACCACCACTTATAATTGGTTTTAATTCAGCATCTTTACCATTTTGTATAGTTATTAATGGATCTTTCTGATGATTTACAGTAATTGATCCATATTTTGTACCTTGCTCATAAACATAAGATCCAGTAAGTTTACCTGTAATAACTGGTGTAAACACAAAATCTCCAGTAATACTAGATGCATATGAAACTTTTGCTGTTACAGTTACTTCAGGATATGTAAATGTTTGATATCCTGTTCCTGTTGTCTGTAAACCGACAAATTTGCCTCTATTAAAATCAGATATTGATGTTCCACCAATACCCGCATCAGCAAGTCTAAATGAATTATCATCCACCTTCATAACATAGTATGAATTTTGAGGATCTAATCCACCTATTGCTTTAGGATATGTACTACCAATACCAACAGTTGGACTATAGTTGATTAATTCACCATCTTTAAATCCATGATCTTCATAATTAATCGTATCAAATGATGTAGATATTCCAGATGGTTTTACATTTAATTTTCTATATTGATAACCAGATCCAGAATTTACAACTTTTACTGCTTTTATAGTATTCTTAGAAACAGTTCTAAATTTATGAACACCACTAGCATTTGTATCAGTAGATAATCCAACAGTATTAATACCAGATAATGCATCACTTTCACTATTATACAAATGAACAGTTGAACTATTAACTATACTAACATAATAGGGTGCTCCATTCGCTAATGTTCCTGTAATAGTATTACCTGCATCTTTATATGCACCAATTCCAATATTAGTATTACCATTACTGTTATAGAAGACTTTTTCACCATTTGCAAAATTATGTGGTGTTTTAAATGTTATAGTTTCATCTTCAATTGATATACCACCATTAAAAAATATATCTCTACTATCAAATTCTAATTCCCTAAATCTAGGTCCTGTAATTGCTTCTAAGACACAACCAGTACCATTACCACCAGTAAGACTAATATCAGTTACTTCATCAATATCAAAATCTTGAGGGTCTACAAAAACTTCTTCAACAGATCCTTCTAAAATTGGTTCAACTAAAGCAGTTTCTCCTATTCCAATCTTAAATCCATTACTATCTCTAACTATAGAATCTTCAACTATAACTTTAGGTGGATTTAAAACATCATATCCAGATCCACCATTAAAAAGATCTAACTTTGTTATTGGACCATAAAAAATATTATCATCAGATACTGAACTTCTTACCTCAACACCATCAACTAAAACAGCAATAGTGTTTGTTGGAACCTCTCCTTTACCTACTATAAATTGATTTTGTCTTAATGGAAATTTTCTTAAAACTGATGAAGAATCTAATGTTCTATTATAATGCCTTTCTAAAGTAAATGTATGTTCTTGTCCAGCACCAGTTGACTGTAAAATAATAGCATCTTCACTTTCTTGCTGTCCTCTTGAACTGTATAATTTAATATCAGACGTAGGATTACTAGCATTTTCTAAAACATCAACATAATACTTATTGCCAGATACTAATCCAAGTATAGGTTGAGTTGCAATACCTGCAGTGTATATAATTGAATCTCCCTTAACAAATTTAATAGGAGCAGATGTTGTTGCAGTTACTTGTGCAAATGATATTGTATCGTATTTTCCAGGACTAACTTCATTTATTAATGTGGGATTACTACCATCAGTACTAATACCACTAATTTCCTCCTTAATTAAATCAGTTACAATAGGATAACTTGGTAATGAATTAGATACTACATATGCTTCACTATCTTTATCATTATAAACATTTAATACATCACTAAGAATACTATTATTACCAGTTTTTATAGTAACACCAGTACTTGATACTTTTTTAAGATTTCTTCTTATATCATATAACTTTCCAGTTACTGCACCAGGCCAAGATGTTAAATTAACAATCTTTACTGTATTTGGTTTTATTGAAGTATTAATATCTTCTATCTTACCATTTGATGCACCAAATTCGATTGTTTGAGAATTTCTTCCAAGAATAGAAACATTATCACCTTTTTTTAAACTAGATGATTCAATTATACTTGGTAATGTAAAGGTAGATCCACTAATTCCATCTCTTTCAACTTGATATCTACTAGAAGTATTATAAATCCATGAATTTGCGAATATTTCTTTATATGTTGCAGTACCATCAGTAGGATTTCCAATCTTTTCACCTACATTTTTAACATAAATGTTTTCTTTTTCTGTTACTAAAGAAATATCAGAAATAGTTTCTAAACTTGAAAGAACTCCAGTAATCCTAAGTTCAACTTTTTTATTTAAATCTCCATTCTCATATCCAAAAATAACCTCATTTGATCTAATATTATCAGCAGTACCAATGCCTGTGACAATTCCATCACAACCAAAAAACTGATTTATAGTCTTTGATGTGTAAGTTATTGTATTACTTCCACTTATTAAAACACCAGTTTTACCAAAACCGACAGTAGAATCAACTAAAATAGTTGATCCATTCTCAGGCACTTGCTCTAAAGCTTTAGTATTTCCTTGTATTGTAAAGGTTCCTTCAATTAAATCTCTATCACTATATCCAACAAATAAAGATAACTTATGATACAGTTTATTATCCCTTGTAAATGGTTCTACTCCAGAAACTGATGCTTGTGTTCTATTATCTGTTGATTTATAAATTGTTTGTCCAACTAAATTAGAAGGATCTCCAGTTAAACTAGTTTGTTCAGCAACTATTACTTCTCTACGAATGAATTCTGCACCAGATGGTTTTATTAAATTCTCTTCTAAATCTAATACTTTTGCTTCTACACCAAACAATACTTTATAAAGAATGGCAATAGATTCTTCAATACCCTTTGATTGATAAAAAGTTCTAGCAATCTTTATAAAATTACCTACATCAAGATCATTAGAAAAAGATACATCTTCAAATCCAGGTAAAAATGTTCTTTTTAACTTTTTAAAAAATTCTTGTAAAAATAATACACTAAGGTTAGTAACAGTAGCGTTTACTTCATGTGTTTCTGAAATAGTATCGTTAAAAACTAAAGACTCTCTATTAACATCTAATAATGATGATGAAATACCAACATTATATCCAGTAATACCACTAAAACCACGAACACATCCTAAAAATGTAGTATCATTTTTACTAGTATAAGTGATAATCTCATTATCAATCTTTAGAAGACCATACTCATCAGGAAATCCTTTTGTTGAGGAAACAACGATATCCTTATCTACTAGATCAATAGAAGATGAAAGTGTTGTTTTTCCAACGATAACTTCAGGTACTAAATTATCTACCTTTAAATATTGATCAAAATTACTTACTAAATCAGTAGTACCACCTTGAAATTCTTGTGAAATATAATATTGCTTAAAAAATTCTACCGCATCTGGAAAATCTGATACCACAAAATCAGGTAACTGATTCTTTATTACAGTATTAACCTGTATACTCTTATCAATTTTTGCCATATTTTATTTCCTCTCTAGTACTCCATTAGAGTAACTTGATGTGTAATAATCTCTTGTAAATACAACACCTGATACATCTTCTCCTGAAGCGATTACGTCCTTAACCGTATTTATCTTACTATTTGAAACATCAAAACTAAGATAAAGATCCTTTAATCCAACAACATCGTTTGATTCTGGGAATGCTTGAATCTCAATTAAATTGTTTGGAGATATTGTTGATGTAATATTAATTGTATTAAGGATAATTTCACCTTTCTTATAATCAACAATTCCAACATCTTTAACAACAACTTTTAAATCACCTTTAGTATTTTGATATACAATACTAAGAGTTCCTTTATGGGATCCATCTAAATTTCCATTTCCATCTTTATTAGGAACGTCTGTAAGATAAACAGTATTAGTTTCCCCCGAAACTGTAAATCCAGTACTCTTAATATTAAATCCTGCAGGATTGATATTAAACTTATTACCAAAACATAATTCATATTGTGCAAATTGATTTAATAATGCCTTTAAATCTCTTCTTATTATAACTTTAGTGATATTAGAAGTAATTGCATTATCAACTCTATCAATCAATTGATTCATTTTACTATATTTGAATCTACCACCAAACTTATTAATTTCAACATTATTTGCATATTGTTGTAATGAATTAATAACAGTGGTTCTTAATGTAGATGCATCTGCAACTTGAGATGAGTTATAATAAACTGTTGAATCAATTTCAACAAAAAGTATTTTAAGATCTACAATTTCTGAATTAATTCCAGCAATTGCATAATTTTTTAATTTATTCTTAATCTGTTGTTTATCAAAATCAGATACATATGTACCATTTTTTGGTTTGATGCTAATTTGAACTTTACCAAACTGTGGTGGATCTAATTCTTCTCCACCAACAACAGCAACAGATTCAGTTTTAGGGTAAATTGATTCGATTATTGCTTCATAATCTCTTGGTGTAACCGCCCTGTATTGAGCCGAATACAATCTAGGTGCAAAATACTTAATAGATGATAAATCCTCTACTTCAGCACCGTTAGAGGCACGTTGAATAGTTGTTACGGTAACATTATCACTTGGTTGTAATAATACACCATTATGATCCATAAATGTTCCTTGGAAACTAAACTCAGAAGGTCCATTTCCAGTTTCACCATCAGTGACAATATAACTTACCACTATATCAGAATTATTCTCTAACTTCTTACCAAATAATCCATCACCAAATAATAATTCATATTTTTCATCTTGCACTTCTTGAATTAAATAAATTTCGGAATCTTTATCTAACTTAAGAATATTATCAACTACAGAATACTTTCTACCTTTACTAGTATCACCAGCACCAGATACATAGGTTCTAATCGTTGAACTGTCTATATTTGGTGAATCTATAATGAATCTTTGATCTTTACTAGTATCAACTCTAAACAGTCTTTGTAATAAAGTTCCCTCATAGATTGAAATATTATCATCAAATTGAGCAAACCTTCTCTTTACACCATTGACTTCTTTTGTAACTATCCTAGACGAAGTCACTTCATCTGGAATCGAAAATCTATATGTTGTATTGTTTATAGATCCTACACATACTAATCCTGGCCTTAATTCAATAAATGGTACGCTAGGAGTAACAACATTATCATTTATTTCTACATCACCCAATTTAATTGTTGCTATTGCAGAAGTTTTTGATCTTGGAACATATCCAATATTACGTGCAAGTGATACTACATTTTCCCTTATAGTTGCAGAATCTAAGAAAGATTCATTTGCAAGTAAATTTGCATTAAACGAGTTAATGTAAGTATTATATGCTAACAGATCAATAATAACCGCCAAATTAGAACCTTCATAATCAAAATCCTTGAAATTGGAATTTGCTCGAAGATGATCTTTAATCTGTACTTTTATTTGATCAAAGTCTAGATTTGTAAACTGTGTAAAGGGCATATTACCTAGTGGGTTCTAACAAGAAAGTAAATGATTGTGTAGGAAACTCTTCACCTACAATATCAAACAGAACCGTTACCTCAAGAGTATTTAAGTCTGGTGTTGAATCTACTTCAACTTCAACATTATCAACTCTTGGTTCATAATTTGATATTGATTCTTTTATTTGATCTGAAATAATAACATTTATTGCTGGCGAAAAGTTTTCAAATAAACTGCCACGAATATCACTACCTATAAGAGAATCAAAAAATCTTTCTGATGGAATAGTCTCCACCAGATTTCTTACAGATCTTGTTATAGCACGTTCATTTAGCAAGACAGGAAGATCTTTTGTCACAGGATGTGGTGCAAAAGATAGACTTATGTCTTTAAATCCTCTTGATAAACGATTTTGTGCCATTGAATAGGTATTTGCTATACTATTTCCTTTGTTTATTTATGAGGGTTTTTTTATATTTACATTAAAAAACGCCCTAGTGGGCGTTTTTGAGTTATTTACCTTGTCCTCTATACCTTTTTTTAGCTTTATTACGTGAACTAGCAGAGTATTTTGTATGCTTACCTCTACCCTGTTTGGTTTTCTTTGGTGTAGCTTCAATATAATCAGCAGTTCCCAATGCACCTGCTTTTACTTTAGCCATTCATTCCCTCCATTAAAAATTGATTAATAGTTGATTCTTTAATTTTATATGAATTAAGTGCCTTATCATCAATCAAAAGATCATAATGCGTCTTTCCCATAATAAGTTGGTGAAACTTTACACCCCAAGAATCTAATTGTTTTGTGGTTTTATTATACAACATATCATAGATTTTTTCAACATCCCCATTAAATTGTGACATTCCTCTTGCTGTATAGATTTTGATGTAATTATTCTCATAAAGAGAATTTACTAAATCAATTACTTTTGGATATGGTTTACAATAATCATACTTATCAGGACCATAATGCTCATATCCAGTAGGACGATAACAGATTACATCATCTAAATCAAATGCAATAACTTTTTGTTTGCTCATGTAACAACTTTAACTGTGATTTGATTCTTTTCTTGATTACTCTATCAGAATCTGGAAACTGTGACTTAATTTCATTAATAAAATCTGGGTTAGATAGTACATAATGACAAGAAGTCATAATTAACTGATCTTTTGAGATCCTATTGATATTTGAAATCCACTTCTTCCATTTACC